ATGACAGATAATGAAAAAGAGTTAATAAATATCATCCGTGAAAACGATAACCCACAGGCAGCCTTAGCCGTAGCTGTTGAAACTATCCTTTTGTATTTAAAGCGGCACGGATCATCCCAAGAACAAGCTGTTGCTGATCTTCGGGAACTTGCCTAAATAAATCAAGTAACATCTTCTCTCCCTCGGAAAGCTTCGGCTCTTCGGGGGATGAGCTATCCACTCTTTCCATAGGGACATCGTATCCCATAAGCCAAGCCTCACTAACATTAAGAGCCTTTGCCATAGCATATATTCTATCTTGCTTTGGCTCGTACGCGCCGCTTAAATATAAGCTCAAGGAGCTTTTAGGCACGTTAGCAAGCTTGCAAAGCTCGGATTGTCTCATATCTCTTATAGCCAAGGCTTTTGATATTCTTTTCCCACAAGATGCGACTCTTTCCTTATACATTCTATCACCTCCTTTTTCTATATTATACCATATGAGTTTGGAAAAAGCAACACTTTTGGCGAAATAGTGCAAAAAAAGTTTGGAAAATTTCAAAAACCCTCTTGACAAACGTATGTTCGGTGTTGTATAATGATGCCAAGAAGTTTGGAAAGCCAAACTTGCAGACAACTTAAGGAAGGAGGGCAGAAGATGAAGTACAACTATTCAAAGTTGCTCGGAAGAATGAAAGAGTGTGGCATCACTCAGGAGCAGCTTGCAAAGGAGATCGGAATGAACAAGGCTACACTGAGCGCAAAGCTTAACAACAAGTTTCAGTTCAAAGGCGATGAGATGGATTCCATTTGCAGGGTGCTTGATATCCCCAATGAAGAAATTGGCGCTTATTTTTTTGCAGCATAAGTTTGGAAAGCCAAACAACGTAGCAATGTAGCGATAAGCTGCATACTATGTAGGAATCATTTTTTAAGGAGTTTTTTATGAAAGAGAAAAAACTTACAGTTACGCTCCACATCGGAGGCAAGCAGGTTGATAAGCTGACACCCGAACAGACAGAGCGAATGGCAGAGAGGCTGTTCGAAACGATGAGCCTCTACTACACAGCAAATCCCGAAGAGTACAAAAAAATTCAAAATGCTGAATGAAAAGGAAACACAAAAGATGAAAAAATGGATCGTTACTCATACTCACGATGCAGTGAGCTATAAGAATACCGAGATTAAAGGGACAAGCTATACAGATGCTTTCGTTAATTTTATGGTAGCATATCCCGAAGAAACCGTTTGCAAAATAAAGGAGGCCTGATATGGATTACATTCCCGATTACACTGAACAGCACGATATGTATGAGGCGGCGCAGGAGAGAAGGCTGAGAAAGTATCCCAAGTGTGACTGCTGCGGCGAGAGAATCGTTGAGGAACAGTTCTACAACATCGAGGGGACTTATATTTGCGAAAATTGTATAAGCGATTACTTAGTTGATACAGACGATTATTTGGAGGATTAAAAAATGAAAGATAGCACTTTTAAGACTGTACTTGAGGCTATGGCTATGGAGATAGATAGACTCAAGGGTGAGGTTTTTATCCGTGAGTGTCAGATCGAGAAGCTTAAGGAAGAGAATAAGAAACTGAAGGAAGACGTTCAGGATTTTATGGATGCGCTGAAGGCGGAGGAGGTAGACGGTGGCTTGCTTTGATACCGGGGTTAAGAGATACATTAAGGCTCGTGCCGTGGTAGAGGTAAGCTTCCCCGTAGATTGGCGAGACAATCCTGAAATCGCCTGCAAGCATTGTAATTTCTTCGTAAGAGCTACACAGAGATGCGGCCTTACACAAACTATAGTAAATTTTCCTGAAAGGTATATAGGGGAATGCTGTCCCCTTGAAGAGGTAACAGAAGATGTGTAAATTCAGAGATTTAAGAGCAGATGAGATAGAGTGCCGTGTGCAGAGCGTAAAGGAGAACGGCCTTGTATTACTGCTTTATAAGGATGCAAGAGTAGATATGAATATCCTTGACGAGACGGTAGGCTCTTCCAATTGGCAGAGAGAGCATTACGAGTGTAAGGGTAACCTGTTCTGCCGGGTCGGAATCTGTGTCACGGCGAAAATTGATATGAGTGGAAACGAAGGTGACATTCTTGTTCCTGATTGGGTATGGAAGTCAGACTGCGGCACTGAGAGTAACACCGAAGCACAGAAGGGCGAGGCATCAGATTCCTTCAAGAGAGCTTGCTTTAATTGGGGCATCGGCAGAGAGCTTTATACTGCACCGTTCACTTGGATACCTGCTGATAAGTGCAATATCAAGCAGACAGGCAACGTTTACAAGTGCTTTGATAAATTCGTGGTGGAGAAGATCATCATCGAGAATAAGCAGATTACAGCTCTTGCTATATGGAATACTACAAAGAATTGCCGTGCTTTCGTATGGCAGAAGGACAAGCAATGAAGGTAACGGGAAAAATAGTCGGTGCGAACATCGGCTTTATGTCAAAGAAGCCTCAGCTTACCTTGGAGATCAACGAGCTTAATATTTTCAAGCAGCTTGTAGACGATATGAACGGCTTGGAAAAACTGTCCATAGAGATCAAGCCATACAAGCCGAGGCGGTCACTTGATGCAAACGCATACGCTTGGGTGCTTATGGACAAGCTCGCCTCCAAGACGGGTGAGTCTAAAGAGAATATCTACCGAGAGTACATCAGGCATATCGGAGGTAATTCCGACATTGTGTGTGCCAAAAATTCTGTCGTAGAAAAGCTTCGTAAGTGGTGGGGGAAGAACGGCATAGGTTGGGTAACGGATACGCTCCCAAGCAAAATAGAGGGGTGTACAAACGTCATTCTTTACTATGGCTCATCTACATACGATACGGCACAGATGTCAAGGCTGCTTGATTTAATCATTCAGGACTGCAAGCAGCTTGATATTCCCACAGAGACTCCCGATGAGATAGCGAGGTTAAAAGCATTATGGGCAGAAGCATAATACAAGATAATACCCATCGTTGCTTTATATGTGGCTCGCATAGGTGGCTTGAGTGGCATCACGTGTTTGGCGGTGCGCTGCGAGATAAGTCGGACAGGCTTGGTCTTGTGGTAAGGCTCTGTCATTACTGTCACAATGAGCCTCCGGGCGGAGTGCATCAGAATAGAGAGCGTAGGCGAAAATTACAAGCGCTTGCACAGAAAAAAGCTATGGAAGAGTACGGATGGAGTGTAGAGGACTTCATCAGAGAATTTTATAAAAATTATTTATAGGAGGCATTATGAAAATAACTCAGTGTCAAAGAATAATCGACTATATGAGAAGGTTTGGGTCTATATCTACTCTTGAGGCTTTTAATGACCTCGGAGTAGCAAGGCTTGCCTCAAGAATACACGATCTGAAGGGGCAGGGTTATAACATCACAAGCGAAACCAAAACAAGTAAAAACAGATATGGCGAGAGCGTATCCTTCAAGGTATACAGACTCGTAGAAAAGGAAGGTAATTAGTTATGGCATTAAATAAGGTTATCATTATGGGCAATATCTCAAACGAGGTAGAGCTGAAGCAGACACAGGGCGGCACTTCGGTGTGTTCATTCAATGTGGCGGTTGGCCGCTACTCCAAAGACCCACGAGAGGCAAAGACGGACTTCTTCACCGTGGTAGCTTGGCAGCAGAAGGCTGAATTTGTTAGCCGCTATTTCAAAAAGGGACAGGCTATCCTCGTATGCGGTAGGCTTGAGAACAGAGAGTGGTCTGACAAGAACGGAAACAAGCGTATCTCAACAGAAATCATTGCGGAGGAGATTTCCTTCGCCGGTAATAAAGAAAGCTCCACAGAGGCTAAAAATGAGGCTTATACGCCTACAGCATACTCTACACAGAATAGTCAGAATTTTGAGGATATTTCCTCGGGTGAAGACTTACCGTTCTAAGGGGGAAACAATGAAAGTATTAGAGCTGTTCGCAGGCACAAGGAGTATTGGCAAGGCTTTTGAGGCCAAAGGTCACGAGGTCTTTTCTGTAGAATGGGACAAGTCTTTTGATAACATTAGTCTTTATGCAGATATAGGTGGGTTAACTGCCAAAGATATCCTTGATAAATTCGGCAGACCCGATGTGGTATGGGCATCTCCCGATTGCGCCACCTTTAGTATTGCCGCTATTAGCCACCACAGACGAAAGAACGCGGAAACAGGCAACCTTGACCCCATCAGCGACTATGCGGCGTTTTGTGATGCGGTCGATCAGAATGTGCTGAAACTTATTTCTGAGCTGAAACCTCGCTTTTATTTCATTGAAAACCCAGTCGGTGGAATGCGTAAAATGATGTGGATGCAAGGCCTGCCTCGTTATACAGTTACATACTGCCAATATGGTGACGAGAGAATGAAGCCTACGGATATTTGGACTAATCATCCCGCGCCTTGCTTCAAACCGAGGTGTAAAAACGGTGACCCGTGCCACGTATCAGCTCCAAGAGGGGCAAGAACAGGGACACAGGGCCTAAAGGGCAGCAAGGAGCGAAGTGTTATTCCGGAAGAACTGTGCCGGCATAAAGAAATAGGAGAGTGATACATAATGGCTGAGAGAAGGATGTTTGCCAAGACTATAGTGACATCTGATGCATTCTTGGATATGCCATTGAGTGCAAGGTGTTTATATTTCACGCTTGGGATGCTTGCCGATGATGACGGATTTGTTAATAATCCTAAGAGCATTATGAGGCAGGTGGGAGCAAGTCAGGATGACTTAAATCTGCTCCTTGTAAAGCGATTCATTCTTGCATTTGATAGCGGTGTTATCGTCATTAAGCATTGGAGAATCCACAATTATATACAAAAGGACCGATATAAAGAGAGCAAATATATAGAGGAAAAAGCCTCCCTTATGATCGATGAAAAGGGCGCGTATACAGAATGTATCCAAGATGTATCCAAAATGGATACACAGGTTAGGTTAGGTAAGGCTAGTCTAGGTAAGGCTAGTTTAGTAGAGGGTAGTAGTGGCGATTCCGCCACCACGGCTACGGCCACAGAAGAAAATCAATTAAAGCTGATTGGCGGTGAGCTTGGGAAGAACGTGGTTTACCTCACGGATCGTCAGTTCGAGGATCTGATGGACAGGCTCGGTCTTGATGCCTTCAACCGCTATGTAGAGAGGCTTGCTACATTCATTATCGAGAATAATGCACGTATTAAGAGCCACTACGATACTATTCTCAAGTGGTGGGAAGAAGATTCCAAGGTAAGCACGAAGCCTAAAGCTAAGCCTGAAAAGGCGCGATACGGCAACTTCGATGTAAACGAAGCGTTTGAAAGAGCTTTAGAAAGGACTTATAACGATGGTTAAAAAGTACAAGATTACATACCGGGCGGTGAAGAATCATCGCTCGGTGGTGATGGATGCATTCTCTAAGTATGACGCAAAGCAGAGATTCTTTAGGACTTATCCCGACAAAGAAATCATTTCTATTACGGAGGTAGAAGGATGAAAGCAAGGTTACCTAAATCGTGGGACAGACTACCTAAGCACGAGAAGGATATCATCAACAGGGTAATGACCGATGAGGTAGTAAAGCAGGTTTGCCACGAGCAGGCGGAACTTCAGAAGATATGGCTTCAGATGGCTTGTATCGTTCTTAACAGATGCTTTGGCTTTGGTAAGAAGCGGCTCCTCCTCTTCCTTGCTAATTGGCGAGAGATGTACCGTATCAATACTAGATTAGACTCAAGAGAAGCACAGACCGAGTACCTTACCGGGGAGATGGAAAGAATCTTCGGTAAGGATGGGTATCCCACAGAATACATTGATAAATTGGAGAATTTATGATGAGAGATGTTGATAGAAGTGTCCCTTGTTATAACAACGGAAAGGGTTGCGACAGGCGGTGCGTGACAAGTACGTATAATTGCCACAGCAATTGCCCGGAATACAAAGCTTATCAGGAGAGATCAGCCAAGGATAGAGAGCTTCTCCATAAGCAGAGGAACGCCGACTACGCCTACATCGAGACAAGGGTTAAGGCGGCTTATAAGACAGCACACAAAAAAAGACAGCAGAAGGCTTGGGGGATAAATAAATGATGAAGAAAGATAATTTCGTTCTGATCCCGAAGGGGTCTGTGACAATTACGCAGAAGGAACTTGACGCTCTGAATGAGTATGCACAGAAGGTAAGGCGCGAGACTATCAAGGCAATATTTGCCGAGGTGGAGACGATGCTTCACACGAGGCACCGGATAGAGGAAACGTGGGGAAATATGTGCGAGGATCGTGATGATCGCGGCAAGTACCTCTACGGCGCTGGCATATGCGAAAAGCTTATATATGATTTACAGAAGATTGAGAGGAAGTATACCGATGAGACTAACTAAGTTTAACGAAGAGACCGGACAGTATGAGTATATCGAGAAGGCAAAGACTCTTGATGAGTACAGGGCGCAGAGAAAGGCTGCTATTCAGAAGCTCGGGGAGTTTGAGGATAAGACACCACAGTATATAGCATATTCTGACGGAAGAATAGAGGTCTTGGGACACAACGATCCTGTTGGAGAGCTGGGCGAATGTGGCTTAAAAAGAAAATGTATAGCCGACACCGTGAGGAAGATACAGTCCGAACTCCAAGAGCGTTGTATAAAGGGCGGTATTTACCCTGCGTATGTGGCAAGAACGATAGACCAAATCGCAAAAGAGATATTGGAGGGCGTAGATAATGAGTAAATGTGTTTTTGACTACGGTGAGGATATGTGCTATGCGGTTACGGAAAAGCAGTGCAAAGGCTGTAGGTTTCGTAAGACCCAAGAGGAGCTTCAGGAGGGAAGGGAAAAGGCCACAAAGAGGCTGATGACCTTGGACAGGCTGAGGCTTAACAAGATTAAGCAGAAGTATTATAACGACAGGAGACGCAGAGATGAACGAGTATGATGCTACAGAGCTGGCATATAAGAATGGCTACGAGAAAGGCTATGAGCAGGGCGTTCGGGATATGGCGGAGAGGCTTAAGAAGTATTACAACTCTCTTACGGGTAAGACTATGACGGTGGCGGTTGCTTATGCCATTAAGATTTCAGCAGAGGAGCTGATAGGAGATAAAGGGGGATGATGTATGCAAAACTATGTATCAAAAGAGGTAGTATGTCCCTTCTATAAGCAGGAGGAGGGGACCAAGATAAGGTGTGAGGGATTCTGCAAGTCCTGTAGCCTTCAGACGTCTTTTACCCGTAGAGAGTTGCTTCAGATGCACAAGGAGAGGCATTGTAATAGCTTTAAGGGTTTTCCTAAATGCCCTCTCTACTCAATAATAAATAAACAGTATGAGGTGAGCAAATGAACAAATACGGTAATAAGAAGATTGAGTATTGTGGCGAGGTATTTGATTCTAAGCGAGAATATTACCGATATATGGACTTAAAGCTTTTAGAGTCCTGCGGTGCTATCAGCAACCTCAGAAGGCAGGTGGTGTATGAGCTTATCCCGGTGCAGAGGGAGAAAAGTACCAAGGTCTATAAGAAGGGCAGAAAAAAGGGACAGCCTATTGAAGGCAAGATCATTGAGAAGGCTGTTACTTACATAGCAGATTTTGTCTACGTTGACAATACTACCGGCAAGGAGGTTGTTGAGGATGCGAAGGGTATGAGGACAAGGGACTATATCCTGAAGCGTAAGATGATGCTATATTTCCACGGTATTAAGATACAGGAGTGGTGAGATAAGAGGGGACTTCGGTCCTCTCTTTCTTTTTTTCATAGAGGGGGGATTTAGTTTTTTTAATGTTGTGTTTTAGAATATAGTCAACAAAAGGAGAGGAGGCTTTCTGTGGATTGGAAGCGCATAAAAGCTGAATATATAGCAGGCGGTACGAGCTACAGGAAGCTTGCCGAGAAGTATGGCGTATCGCCTACTACTCTTACTAAGGTTGCAGGCAGAGAAGGATGGGTAGAGGCAAGACAGCAGGCAGACATCAAAAAGACATCAAAAATAGTTGATGCTGTCAGCGATAAGGAAGCAAAGAAAGCTGTTGACATTATTGATGTTGCAGATAAGCTTCTTGAGAAGGCATCCGAGCTTATGGAGACTATGGTAGTTGATACACAGTCATTCAAGCAGCTTACATCAGCTCTGAAGGACCTTAAGGATATTAAGGGGTATAAATCTGCTATTGACCTTAAGGAGCAGGAGGCAAGGATCAGAAACCTCGAGAAGCAGGCAGAAGCTGAGGATAAGGACCGGGAAATCAAAGTTACTATTGAGGGCAACCTCGAAAAATATAGTAAATAACAGAGGAAACAAAAATGAAAACCATAATTATTCCCAAAAGATTCGGTTATCCCACGGTAGAAATCACCATCAATGGCAGGGAGTATTCCCTTCAGAGCGGTGTAGAGATAAGTGTGGAGGATTCGGTAGCAGAGGCTGTTGAGAATGCTATTGCACTTGCACCTGAGATTGGTGTGCCGAGGAATAGACTTGCTCGACTCGTTGAGGGACGCCTTGCAGAAATAACAGCGGAGGATTTGGAGGGCATATCAACACTAAGTAGCTGCGCCTTTTATGGTAACCTTGGCTTGGTAAAAGTGACTATCCCCAACGGAATCAAAACCATCGTAGGCAATGCGTTTGGTTATTGTGTGAATTTGGAAAGTGTAACTCTTCCCGAAGTGCCACCTTCGCTCGCAAATATTAATGCTTTTGATAGCATCAAGGCTACTTGTACTTTTTATTGCAAGACTCAGGAGAGTTTGGCGGCATATAAATCAGCAGCGAATTGGAGTACATTGTCAGGAAAGTATACTTTTGCTGTTAAGTCTTAATAGGAGATGATACCCAATGCCAACACTAACCATAAGTCCGCCAAGTGAAAAGCAGATACAATTCCTTGAGGCTGAGACTAAGCACATAGGCTTTGGTGGAGCGAGAGGGGGCGGTAAGTCTTGGAGTGTGAGAACTAAGGCAAAGCTGTTGGCTCTAAACTATGCAGGCATTCGCATCCTTATAGTACGCCGTACCTATCCTGAGCTTATTAATAACCACATCAATATACTTCGCACAGAGTTACTCGGCATTGCAAAATACAATGACAAGGACAAGGTACTGAAGTTCGTCAACGGCTCTACCATTAACTTTACCTATTGCGATAATGACAAGGACCTTGATAGATTACAGGGCGTGGAGTATGACGTAATCTTCCTTGATGAGGCAACGCAGCTTTCCGAGCATCAGATGAAGACCATCACAGCCTGCCTTCGTGGTGTTAATGACTTCCCTAAGAGGGTGTACTACACTTGTAACCCCGGCGGACAGGGCCACGGCTATATCAAGCGCATATTCATTGACAGGAGATATGATGACGGTGAGATCGCAGAGGATTACACCTTCATTCAGAGTCTTGTAACAGACAACAAGGTGCTGATGGAGAGTCAGCCTGACTATATCAAGCAGTTGGAAGCTCTCCCTCCCAAGCTCCGTAAGGCGTGGCTTGAGGGAGATTGGAACGTATATGAGGGTCAGTTCTTCGAGGACTTTGTAGACAGACCCGAACAATATGAGTCAAGACAATGGACTCACGTTATTAATCCATTTGATATCCCCGATGGATGGAAGATATACAGGTCATTTGACTGGGGATATAACAAGCCATTCTCCTGCGCTTGGTGGGCGGTGGACTATGACGGTGTGGTATATCGTATCCTTGAGCTATACGGATGTACAAAGACACCAAATGAGGGTATAAAGTGGACGCCTCCTCAGGTATTCGCTGAGATACATAGGATAGAGACAGAGCATCAATGGCTAAGGGGTAAGAAGATACAAGGTATTGCTGACCCTGCTATATGGGATGCTGAGACGGGCGAGAGCATTGCTGACGTGGCATCCAAGCATCAGGTGTACTTCTCACCGGGAGACAACAAGAGAATCCCCGGATGGATGCAGATGCATTATAGGTTTGCCTTTGATGATAATGGCTATCCAATGATGTATATATTCAGTAACTGCAAGGCTTTTATAAGGACTATCCCTCTCTTGCTCTATGATGAGCATAAGCCTGAAGACCTTGATACTGATGGTGAGGACCACGTTGCTGATGAGGCAAGATATTTCCTTATGTCAAGACCTATCAAGCCTAGGATAGCAAGAAAGCCTGATGAGTATTACAAGAATCCTATGAGTATATTCCTTGACATTGACAGGAATAACCTCACAACCCGTACAGCAATACCAAGAATGGAGATTATTTCGGAGGATAATGAATGATAGACAAGAAGAAACAGAATATAGAGGATGAGGCTATTGCAAATAATGCAACACCCTCTCCCGAAGAGCAGCTAATGCGAAGACAGTCTGCGCCACATCCCACGATTGAGTCTGAGGCAGCTAAGTTCTATCAGATGCAGCAGATGAAGATGATGATGGGGCAGGGAATGAATGCACTCGGCGCTATGGATGGCTTCAAGGCTCTCGGTCAGGTTATCGGCAGGGAGCAGATACAGGAGGCCAACAGTATCCTTCAGAAGTACAAGGAGGGTAAGGCCAACCTTGAGAAGAGGATCGTAGACAATGAGCAGTGGTACAAGATTCGCCATTGGGAATGTATGAGGTCCAAGGATACAACAGGAGTGCAGCCTACCTCTGCTTGGCTCTTTAACTGTATAGCAAATAAGCACGCAGATGCGATGGATAACTTCCCCTCGCCTAACATTCTTCCGAGAGAGGAAGGAGATAAGGGCGAGGCAGAGATGCTTACCTCTATCCTTCCCGTTATCTTGGATCAGGATGACTTTGAGGGTACATACTCTGAGGTAATGGACTATAAGCTCAAGACGGGTACAGGCGTATATGGAGTCTTTTGGGATAAGTCCAAGCTTAATGGCCTTGGTGATATCACAGTACGCAAGATTGACCTTATCAACCTATTTTGGGAATCGGGCATTATGGATATTCAGAAGTCCCGAAACCTATTCCACGTTGAGCTTGCAGACAATGACCTGCTTGTGCAGTCCTATCCTCGGCTTCAGGGCAAGCTTGGACAGGCTACAATGGACCTTACCAAGTACGTCTATGATGACAAGGTTGATACCAATAACAAGAGCCTTGTAGTCGATTGGTACTACAAGAAGAATGTGGGCGGTAAGACGGTACTTCACTACGTCAAGTATGTAAATGATGAGGTGTTGTTCGCTACTGAGAACGATCCAATCCTTGCTGAGAGAGGATGGTATGACCACGGCAAGTATCCCTTCGTATTTGATGCTCTCTTCAGGACAGAAGGCACACCTACAGGCTTTGGCTACATTGATGTAGGAAAGAGTTCACAGGAGTATATCGACAGAGGCAATCAGGCTATTATGCAGAATATGCTTGCCAATGCGAAGCCGAGACATTTCATCCGTACCGATGGTGCGGTTAATGAGGAAGAATATGCTGACCTTTCCAAGGACTTTATCCACGTTGAGGGTACTCTCGGAGAGGATTCTATTCTGCCGGTACAGGGCAAGCCTCTTAATGATATCTACGTGTCGGTCATCAACAACAAGGTAGACGAGCTGAAGGAGACCACGGGTAACCGAGACATCTCCACGGGTGGCACTTCATCCGGAGTCACCGCAGCTTCCGCTATTGCAGCGATGCAGGAGGCAGGCTCAAAGCTCTCAAGAGACAATAATAAGGCATCCTATAGAGCATTCCGTCAGGTATGCGTAATGATTATAGAGCTTATAAGACAGTTCTATGACCTTCCTAGATGCTTCAGAATAATGGGAGACAACGGAGCTGCACGATTCGTTCAGTATTCCAACGCCGGTATTCAGCCTCAGTCTCAGGGTATGGACTTTGGTTTGGATATGGGAGTCCGTATTCCCCTCTTTGATGTCGAGATCACCGCACAGAAGCAGAGTCCTTACTCCAAGATGAGTCAGAATGAGTTGGCTCTTCAGTTCTTCGGAGCAGGCTTCTTCAATCCTCAGATAGCAGATCAAGCACTTGCTTGTCTCGATATGATGGACTTTGACCGAAAGCACTTCATTATGCAGAAGATATCGCAGAATGGTGGAATGCTTGCCAAGCTTCAGCAGTATATGCAGTTGTCTTTGATGCTTGCACAGGAGTCGCATCCGGAGTACGTTCAGCAAATAGCTATGGATATGCAGCAGACCACCGGACAGGCTCCGCAGATGGGAGGCGCACCCAATGTGGCGCAGACCGAAGCTCTTGGAGGCGAGGAAGGCCCTAAAGAAGCATCCACCACCAAGAAGGCAAGGCAGAGGGTGGCAGAGTCTACCGATCCCACATAAGGAGGCAAGATGATACGAGCAGTTTATCACAGAGACTATCACCGAGTAAGTCTTACAGGACACGCAGGGAGTGACGAGAAGGGGAAGGACCTTATATGTGCTTCTGCTTCTATCCTTGCATATACCCTCGCAGATTATGTTAAGAAGGTTAAGGACGAAGACAAGGTGAAATTCGACCTCACCGTCCTTGAGGAGGGAGATACAATTATATCCTGCTCTCCTTACTACGAGAACAAAACCGAGGTTACCGCAGTGTTTGATGTTATATGCAGAGGCTTTGAACTTCTTGCAAGGGATTACCCCGACAATATCTCTTATGAGGTGAAATAAAGTATATAAGCCTACGGGCATAATATAGGACTCGCCAACCTAATTGGCAGAATATATCGGAGGATTTACTCAATGAAGAAAACAAAACTATTCCCAATGTTTCTCAATCTTCAGTTGTTTGCCGAAGGCGCAGGTGGCGGAGATGGTGGCACAGGAGCAGGGGGAGCAACGGGCGCAACAGCGACAGCCGCCGTGTCGCAGACTAAAGGCGTTAAATCAAACCCTCTTGCTGACGTTCAGTATGGCGTACAGCCTACAGAGGTGGCTACACCTACCGCCGAGGTTGTAGAAAATCCCACAGAAGACCGTAATGCTAAGTTCGAGGCTCTCATTAAAGGAGAGTACAAGGACCTCTACGATGCGAGAATGCAGGACACCATTCAGAAAAGGCTCAAAGGCTCAAAGGAGACCGTTGAAAAATACGAGGCTCTTGCGCCTACTCTTGAGATACTTGCGAAGAAGTACGGTGTTGATGCATCCGATGTTAATGCTCTTAACAAAGCTATCGAAGAGGATGACTCTTACTTTGAGGAAGAGGCACTTGAAAAGGGCATTTCAGTCGAGCAGCTTAAGGAAATCCGTAAAATGGAGCGAGAGAATGCTGACCTGAAGAAACAGATGGAGGAGCAGAGTCGCAGGGACAATGCCAAGCGAATCTATTCACAGTGGATGGATCAGGCAGAAAAGACCAAGGCAATCTATCCCTCATTCAATCTTCAGACGGAGCTACAGAATCCTGAATTCGTAAAGCTTCTCAACAGTAATATTGACGTGAGAACGGCTTACGAGGTGATGCACAAGGATGACATCATCGCAGGAGCGATGCAATTTACCGCCAAGAAGGTAGAGCAGAAGCTCGCCAACAAGGTTATTGCCAACGGCGCAAGACCTACCGAAAACGGAAATTCCTCTCAGGGAGCTGCACAAACCAAGAGTGACGTGTCACTGCTCACTAAAGCTGACCGTGCGGAAATAGCTCGCAGGGTGGCGAGAGGAGAGAAAATTAGTTTCGGATAAAACTGATTCAATCTCCTTGAAAATCTAAAAATCATTTAAATTAAAAGGAGATTATTACTATGCTTGATAACTATAAGCTTAACCTTCAGCTTTTCGCTGAAATGAACACCAACACCACACACACTGATACTCTTTCTGTCGAGAACAAGACCTACTACGATATGACCCTTATTGACGAGGCGCAGGCAAACCTCGTTCACGATCAGTTCGCACAGAAGAGACCTATCCCCAAGAATGGCGGTAAGAAGATCGAGTTCCGTAAGTTCGCTTCTCTTCCCAAGGCTCTTACTCCCCTTACTGAGGGTGTAACTCCCGATGGTAAGAAGCTCTCTGTAACCTCTATCGAGGCAGAGGTTGCTCAGTACGGTGACTACATCGTACAGTCTGACGTTCTTGAGCTTACCTCTATCGATAACACCATCGTAGAGGCAACCAAGATTCTCGGTAGACAGGCAGGTCTCACCCTTGATACCATCACAAGAAACGTGATGCAGAGTGGTACTAACGTATACTATGCTCCTACAGCAGATGGCGCCGCAGTAAACAAGCGTACCGACCTTACTGATACTTGTAGACTCACTGTAGACGTGGTTAACAGAGTTGTTGCTCTTCTCAAGAAGAACAATGCTCCCAAGATTAACGGCGACTATGTGGCTATCATCCATCCCCTCGTTGCATATGACCTTATGTCCGATGAGCGTTGGATTGATGCTCACAAGTATGCACAGCCTGAAGCGATCTACAACGGCGAGATCGGTAAGATCGGTGGCGTGAGATTCATCGAGTCCTCTGAGGCAAAGGTATACGAGGGTGGTGTATTCGGCTGTCTCTTCCTTGCAGACGGCGCATACGGCGTAACTGAGATTACCGGTGGTGGCCTTACTACCATCATCAAGCAGAAGGGTAGCGCAGGTACTGCCGATCCCCTCGATCAGAGAAGCTCTATCGGTTGGAAGGCTATCAAGACCGCAGAGATTCTCGTTGAGCCTTATATGATTCGTGTAGAGTGCAAGTCTGCGCTTTCCGATAAGGCAACAGTTAACTAATTAAACGGGGAGGGTAACTCCTCCCCTACAAGAAACAGGAGGCTATTATGGCTGTAAAGAAAGTTAAAATCAAGCTCCCTCTTACAAGAACGGAGAAGGATGACGTGTACGTTTGTGTAAACGGCGAGTCCTTCCTTATTAAGAGAGGCGAGACCGTTGAAGTTCCCGACTACGTTGCAGAGGTGCTTCAGCACAAGGAAGAGATGCTTGCCGAGGCAATGGAGTTTGAGGCTCAGGCTGCGGCAAACGTACAGTAAATAACTAAGGACGGGGGAACATAATATATATGTTTCCCCGTTTATAGAATGGAGGAAATCTTATGACACTTATGGAGGCAATAAGCCGCGTAGACAATATAAAGCCTAACAGATATACGCAGGTGGAGAAAATCAAGTGGCTCTCTACTCTTGATGGAATAGTTAAGGCAGAGATATTTGATACCCACGAGGGCGGTGAGGGTGTAACCTTTGCAGGCTATGATGATGTATCAGCTCTTCTGACTGTACTGCTTGTGCCTGCCCCATATGATGAAATATACATTAGATGGCTTGAGGCACAGATAGACTATGCGAACGGTGAATACGGTAAGTATAACAACAGTATCACTATGTATAACACGGCTTATGATGCTTTTGCGAGGTATTACAACAGAACGCATATGCCTAAAGGAAAGAAATTTAAGTATTTTTAAGGAGGGGCGAGGATGAAATATCCTACACTTGCAGAAATGAATGCATCCCGTGAATGGCTTGACGAATTCAGGGGATATAACCATAACCTCCGAATAGGCGAGGGCGAATTTTACGAGATGACAAACCTCTCCTCGGATAATTATCCTATACTTTCTCCTCGCTCTAAAAGAGGTATATATGCTTCTCCCAACTCTCCCAAGGGTATGGTGGCAAAAGATGCACTTTGCTATATAGATGGAAGCAAGTTTGTAATCAACGAGTACCCGGTAGATATGGGACTTTCGGAAGAAAAGGATGATGAAGGAAAGGTCATCCCAAAGACTTTGATATCAATGGGGGCATATGTAATCATTATGCCCGATAAAAAATATATAAACACGGCAGACCTTACCGACTACGGCCCCATAGAGGCTGCGGTAACTACCTCAGGGCAGGTAAGCTTTGAGCTTTGCAAGGTTGATGGTACAGCTTATGAAAATACAAAGGTGCAGGCTACAGCGCCTGAGATTACAGCGGAGATGGAGGCTGATCCCACAAAAATCCCTCTGTGGTTAGACACATCAAGTAAGCCTCATTCTCTCAAGCAGTATTCAACCTCTTCGGATATGTGGTCTACCATAGGCACTACATATGTCAAGATAAAAGCAACAGGCATAGGAAAGCCTTTTGAGGTAAATGACGGAGTTACTATATCGGGAGTAGAGAGTGAGGCTCTTGCTGACCTTAATGCTTCTATTATCATACTTGCCAAGGGCGATGACTATATCGTAGTTACGGGTATTCTTGACAAGGTTACCACGCAGACAAAACCTCTCACGGTGGAGAGACGTATGCCGGAGATGGACTTTATTGTAGAGAGTGGAAACCGGCTTTGGGGGTGCAGATATGGCCCTCAGGGAGATCAGATAGTCAATGAGATATATGCCTCAAAGCTTGGTGACTTTAAGAATTGGAGCTGTTATCAGGGTATATCCACAGACTCCTATGCTGTTACGCTAGGTACAGACGGACAGTTTACCGGTGCTATCACTCACCTTGGCTATCCTATCTTCTTCAAAGAGAATTTTATGCACAAGGTATACGGTAACTACCCTGCAAACTTTCAGGTGCAGACAACGGCTTGTAGAGGCGTACAGAAGGGGTGCGGTAAGAGCCTTGCAATAGTAAACGAGGTGCTTTACTACAAATCGAGGTCGGGTGTATGTGCTTATGACGGCTCTCTCCCTCGGGAGATATCCGCAGCTCTTGGAGATATGTCCTACAGTAAGGCAGTCGCCGGGCATATAGGCAACAAGTATTACATCTCTATGTGTGACGTGGAGGGTGTGTATCATCTCTTCGTGTATGATACCCTCAAGGGAATGTGGCACAGAGAGGATAATACAGAGGCAATGGACTTCTGTAACTGTCGAGGAGACCTTTATTTTATAGACAGGGCGTATAATCAGATACATACTGTCAAGGGAACAGGAGACTCTCAGGAGACCAAGACGATTAAGTGGGAGGCTGTTACCGGCATTATCGGCACAGATTCTCCCGATAAAAAGTACATCTCAAGACTTGATGTAAGAATGATGCTTGCCGTAGGAACTAGAGTACATTTCTATGTGGAGTATGACTCAAGTGAAGAGTGGAAGCACTTGTTCTCTATGGATGGTGTATCGCTTCAGAGCTTTGCAGTACCTATCAGGCCGCAGAGATGCGACCACCTGAGACTCAAGATCGTGGGCGAGGGTGATGCAAAGATATACTCTATCTGTAAGACTATAGAATGGGGAAGTGATATGTAATGGCTATTGAAATAAGATTACCTAATATCACGGGGGTAAGTGAAAAAGAACAGCTATTACAGCTTAAGAGCTACCTCTATCAGCTTAGTGAGCAGCTACAGTGGGCCTTTGATAACATCAATACCACAGGTGGAACGGGCAACGGGTATGTGGTAAATCAGGCACCGAGAGCTTTTACGGCTTCCTCGGGAGGGGCAAGCAGCTCGGGAGGTGGAATAAACTTTGCCGAGCTGAAGGCTCTCATTATTAAGTCCGCTGATATTGTTGATGCTTACTATGAGGAGATTAACAAGAAGCTTGTGGGACTGTATGTTGCGCAGTCGGATTTTGGAGTATATGCACAGCAGACCGAGGCTAAGATAACTGCTAATTCAAAATCCATCACACAGAACTATACAAATACACAGACTCTTATTACTGATACCAACGAGCGTATTGATGTGACCAACGGCAACGTGGATAGTCTTAACGAAGGCCTTGGAGACGCAACCGGAAGAATCGGTGTCTTGGATGATTCTCTAACAAAAGCTAAGGAAGAAATAAACGAAAACATTCAGGATGTTTCTGAAAGTATTTCCACGGTGGACGGGTTACGAATAGCGGCAGAGGAAGCTCTCAATGGTAGGCTAGAAGATCTGAACACTGACCTTGGGGACCTTAAGAATGCAGTTATTAATGTCACAGCTTACATTAAATCAGGCGAACTCTACACAACCGCTGCAGGTGTTCCCGTGTATGGTATAGAGATTGGACAGCAGGTTGGAGATGTGTTTAATAAGTTTTCACGTTTTACCTCGGAAAAACTTTCATTCTATGATGCCAACAATAACGAGGTAGCATATATAAGCGATAAAAAGCTTTATATCGGTCAGGCCGAGATAACTATAAGCCTTAAGGTTGGTGGCTTTGTAGATTATGTAATGGACGGAGACGTTGTAACAAAGTGGGAAGGAGGTAGCTGATAGTGGCAAGTGGAACAATAACTGGTACTACGAGTAATGAAAATATTGACGTTAAGCTTGAGTGGGAATTCTATTCTCAAGGCTCGGTAATAAATCAGTCATATTTAAATTATGCTAGACTTTACTACAAGCGTAATAATTCAGGCTTTACTACTTACGGAACGGGTACGTTTACAATTTCCATTTACGACCCGGTCAACGATAAGACCCACACTAAAACCGTACAGGCAACCGTAAGCATTACCGAAGACGGGTGGGTAAAAGTTGCAGAGTATAGCGGAGTTTATGTGAAGCACAAGGACAACGGCACAGGAACTGCCACAATTTCTGCAACAGGAAGTGTTTCAGGAACAACACTAACCTCAACCACTCTTTCAAAAACAGTCACCCTTGATACTATTGGAAGGGCGTCTACGATAGACTTGCTCTCTTGCGCTACAAGCTATTTCACGGGTACTCTTACATATAAGTACTCGCCAAAGAGCGGAGAGTTATACAACCGATGCAATATAGCTCTTAACCTTGATGGAGAGTATACCGCAGTAAGGTCTATCAATCTTGGTCAAAAAAATCCTTCTCAGCAGGCAGCCACGGTAACACTTACAAGTGCCGAGCTTGAGGCTATATATAATAAGTTGCCATCGGCTACAACCGGTAAACTTCGCTTTACATTCCGTACTTATTCGGATTCGGGGTATAGTACACAAGTGGGTGAAGCAGGGTATAAGGAGATAAGCCTTACAATTCCCAACGATACGACCACGCAGCCTACGGCTGCTCTGACGGTATCTTCTGTTCACCCTGACGACTTTGCCCCTGCATTTGATGGACTTTATATCAAAGGAAAGTCAAGGGTAAAGGCAACTCTAGCAAGCGGAGAGGGAAAATATGGAGCGACACCAAAATCATACAAGGTAACCATTGGCACTCAAAGTGGTGCGTCTCCGTTAACGTCAGCTTACCTCACTACACCGGGAGAGCTGACTATCAAGGGTACGGTAACCGACTCAAGAGGATATTCGAGGACCTATACAAAGAAAATCACGGTTATAGACTACAGTTCACCTCGAATCATTCCTGCAAGTGGATGGGATAATGTAATAGCGGCAAGATGCAATTCTGCCGGAGTGTTGGACAGTAACGGTACAAACCTTCGAATTGTGGCGAAGAGAAGCTATAGTAAGGTTATGGTATCGGGAGCGCAGAAAAACCACTGTAAAATACAGTATAGGTACAAGACAGAAGGCGGATCGTACTCATCTTGGGTAGATATACGCTTAGGGGCGGAGACGAGCGATGAGGTTTCAACCGTAGCCTCGGGCGTGACGTTAGAATCCACCAAAACCTACGCTGTGCAGATAAGGGCAGTAGATGATATTGGAGACGCAGGCTTAACGACCATTACCATATCTTCACAAAAGGTTTATATGCACAAAGCAGGAAGCCTGAATTCTCTTGGTATCGGTAAATACGCTGAGGAAGAAAATACCGTAGATATTGACGAGGATATTACTGTTAAGGTCAGGGGGGGGCTAAAACTAGGAGAAAACGGATTTGAAGTGGCAGACTTTATCTGTGAGGATACTATTTTAGGCTCTTGGAGATGTCGCAAGTGGAATAGCGGAGTAGTAGAGGCTTACGGCTCTGTGTCGGTTACTGTATATCCCGAGGGTGAGTACGGTAGTCTGTACTATGAAGCGGTTGATGTTGAACTTCCTTCAGGTGTATTTGCGGCAACGCCATATATACAAATACAAACCCTTTGTTCGTATGGTCTGTTTGCGGCGCATTTAAGAACTCTCTCTAAATCGGCAATCAATATATTCATTTCCAATTCTAACATCGACAGTAGAGGCGAATTGGAGGTTACCTTGTTCATTTATGCTTTCGGCAAATGGAAGTAACATATTATTACAGGAGGAAATAAAGAATAATGGCTAATTTGAAAATAGGCTCAAAAGGTAGTTCTGTAAAGCAGCTACAGAATCTACTCAACCAAAGAGGCTATAATCTGACTGCGGATGGCGTTTACGGCTCTAACACGATGGCCGCAGTAAAGGACTTTCAGAAGAGAAATGGACTTGCTGTAGATGGTGTTGCCGGTGAACTCACGCTGGGATCTCTCACGGGGGGGAAGGGCAACGATGCAACGGCTGACAAAGGCTTTAGTTATAAGGACTTCACCTATGATGACTTTAAAGAGCCTGCGGATTTTAAATACGATGATTTCTCCTATGACGAATACAAGGAGAGCGATACCGTAAAGGGGGCGCAGAATGCCCTTAATGCTCATCTTGCGAATAAGCCTGCTGAGTATAAGTCGCAGTGGCAGTCTCAGCTTGATACGCTGATGGGGCAGATAATGAATAGAGACAAATTCTCCTATGATCTCAATGGAGATGTTCTCTATCAGCAGTACAAAGACAAGTATATTCAGCAGGGTAAGCTTGCTATGGCAGATACTATGGGTCAGGCTGCGGCTATGACGGGAGGCTATGGCAGCTCTTATGCGCAGAGTGTAGGTCAGCAGGCATATCAGGGTCAACTCGATAATCTTAATGACGTTGTTCCTGAGCTTTATGCAATGGCTCTCGACAAGTATAACAGAGAGGGGCAGGACCTTTATAATCAGTACGGTATGGTTATGGATAGAGAAAATCTTGATTACGGCAGATACAGAGATACCGTTTCTGATTATCTCACCGACAGAGATTATCTCACAGGAAGATATGACAGTGAGCGTGGCTTTGACTACGGCAAGTATGTAGATGACAGAAACTTTGATTACGGTCAGTATGCCGATGACAGAAACTTTGAATACGGCAAGTGGGCGGATGACAGAACATTTGATTACAACAAATATTCTGCGGACAGAAATCTTGCCTATGATAAGTATGATACGGACAAGACTCTCAGCTACAACGAGTACAGAGCTGCTATAGAAGATGCTCAGTGGCAGAGGCAGTATGACGAGTCCGTAAGACAGTATAATGAGCAGATGGCTTTTTCAAAGCAGCAGTATGAGGATAGCAAGGCTTCAAGCGGCGGCTCGGGCGGTGGCAATGGCGGCAACGGTGGCAACGGTGGAGAAATCGGCTCCGGAGCAAATATCCTTTGGAATGCTACCGGCACAACTGATAGTAATGGCAACCCCATCTTCAGAAATTCCGAAGGAAAGACACAGGCGTTCGGTCAGGGCATAAATCCCTATACCGGTACGAAGCATCCTGATGCAAAGCACGGTACGTTCAGCAACGGTTATCAGCCTAACAATATAGGTGGTACAAAGCTTAAAAACTCAGGGATGAGCACAAGCATCACGGGTAAGAATCAGACCATTTGGGAGGCTAACGGTAAGTATTGGCTGTGGCGAGGCGATCTGAATAAATATATCGAGGTAGATGTCAGCGATTTAGATTAAGGAGGTTATTCAATGTCTATCTTAAAGTTATCTAAAAACGACATCATAAGAAACGAGGATAAGGAAGAAAAGATAAAGCTTAAGAGAAGCGATTTATCCTATGACTCCGCAAGGGTAAGCGGTTGGGAACAAACCAACCGTCAGTCCCTTGATATTCTCAATGATTATAATAACAAAATAAATAAAAGCGAATGGCTCTCCGAGGAGGACCGCGCGACCTATCGTAAGGCTCTTGACTCTTATATCGAGACTGCAAACTACCTGCGAGGAATAAATAAGACCTTTGGCGAGGGGTACACCGATGAGGATGAGAAGAGTTGGCTTGACTCCATTGCCTCTATGAATAGTGCATATGATTCTACCGAAAAGTATTATTCGCAATGGATTGACGAGAAAGACTACAAAGGGCAAAGAGACGGTTGGTTTCAAAAGAGCAATCAATTTGATGATGGCTATCAGTTTGGAGATGTTCTTAAAACTGTTGCAGGCTCAGCAACCGACATTGTTGAAAATCTCGGTGCCGGCATTATCGGTATGGGCGAAGCGGCATTGGATGCTCTCGTTACTCTCGGTCCATACTTTGCTCAAGGCCAATACTACGCAAATGGCGGTGGTTATAACCTTCAAGCTGACCAAGCATTCGACCAAGCTACCAAAGTGTCTAAAGAGGGGGCGAGTGACTTTGTAAAGAAAGACCTTTACAATGAGCAAGAGGTGGCGAAAGCGATTATCGCTGATCCTGTAAAGGCGTTGACAAGCATTGATGCAGAAACGGACTCCGTGTTTGGCGAAAAGACGGACAGCCTTGCTCAATCGGCAGGACAGTTAGCCGGCACAGCAGGACTTCAAGCGGTAGGTGTGCCGTGGTGGTTGACGACCGGTGCGACCGCACTCGGTGGCGAATCGCAGAACGCATTAAATCAGGGCGCAACATTGGACCAAGCTGCTTTGAGCGGTATGGTCTCGGCAGGTGCAGAGATATTAACGGAAAAGATTGCAGGCGGCATCAGCTTTGGTGGCAAAACTCTTGATGATTTTCTCCCAAGCCTTACAGCCAACATTTCTAACAAGGTAGTAAGAAATCTTCTTGACCTTGGTATTGATATGGTTGGTGAGGGTGCTGAGGAAGTCCTTTCCGGCGTTATGAGTGCTATCGGTCAAAAGATGACCTATGCAAGCGAGAAGGAAATAAGTGAACTGTTTTCAAGCGAGGAAGCGCTTGATTCTCTTATCGGAGGTGCTGTTCTCGGCCTTGGCGGTGGCGTCATTGGAAATATTGGTGATACCATTTCCGAAAACAAGCAAGCACTCGATATATACGGCAATGGCGCCGACCTTGTCGCCGAGGCTCTTGATATTGACGCTAACAATGCTTATGCTCAGAAGATGCAGACGAAGCTTGACAGCGGCAAGAGCCTTTCGGGAGGACAGATTAACCGTCTTGTTGAGGCTAACGAGAATGCTTTGGTCTCTCAGGACAAGGGCAAGATGAAAGCTGCTGTTGAGTCAAGGCTTACAGAGCTTGGCGAGAACGGTGACGTAAGCAGCCTTGCAGATGTCATTGTTAAGGCACAGTCGGGAGCAAAACTTACCTCTTCCGAGAGGACTATGCTTGTAAATAGCAAGTATGGTCGCAGAGTATCTACCGAGCTTAACCCAAGGAGCATTGAGTCGGGAGAGTATTCAAGCAAGTGGGCAGAGAACATCGGTACAGAACGTATCAATGCTGAAGCCTACAACAGAGGCGCAGAGGCTTCTGCGGAGCAAGCGGAAACGGCCCCCGTGGGCGTGAATGCCCCTGTAAAAGAAAACGCCGTAGGAGGCAAAATTTCGGCTCCTACGGGCAAGGCAAATCAGCCTGTTGTTATGGAAAGCAGCTTTAAGACTTCCGGGGATGGCAAGACAAAAGTAGGAGACACCGAGGTATCCATAAAAGAGATTGCGTCCGTGAAGAATGGCGATGTGACTCTTCGCCTTGAGGATGGCTCTACAGTGTCAGCAAGTGACGTTGAGTTTAGCTCATCTGAGGAGGGCCTTCTCTACGAGAATGTGGTCCATATGGGCCTCAATGCTGCGACAGCAAATGCATTCATAAACAATTACGATGGAAATATTCCTGTAGCAGAATATGCGATAGACTTCCGTCAGGCATACCGATACGGTGAACTTGGCGTGCCAAGTAGCGTGATGAGTTCGAGTGGGTACACTTCAAGCCTTTCTGAGGCGCAGAAGAGACTCGCCTACGAACTTGGCAAAACGGATGCAAAGTATAGGATAGATAAAAAACAGGCGAAGATCGACAGCTCTAAGGCGGATAAAACAGGGCAGAAGGCTAAAAAGGGCAGAGTTTACTTTGACGGCAGCGTAGCAGGAAAGACACTTACCGAAAGGCAGAGAGCGTCTCTCAAGGGACTTCAGGTTGTTGCCGAGGCAACGGGTGTTGATATACACGTCTTTGAGTCCAAGGTAGTTAATGGCAAGAGACAGGGCGCTAACGGTTGGTATGATCCCGGTAAAAAGGAAATCCATCTCGACCTTCACGCAGGTATTGACGGAAACGGTCTTATGCTCTTTACTGCTTCTCACGAGCTGACTCACCATATAAGGGAGGTCGCTCCTGCGAAATTCAAAGTCTTCGCCGATGCTCTCCTTGGGGAGTACAGCAAGAGCGGCCAATCTATAGATGAGCTTATCAAGCGCAAACTTGAGACACTTGAGGCAAATAAGAGGCTTGATGGGAAGACAGAATCAGAGGCCTATGACCTTGCATATGAGGAGGTTGTAGCCGATGCTGCAGAGTCGATGCTTGTTGACTCTAATGCTATAGAGGCTCTTTCAAAGAAACTTCAGGCAAAGGATAAGGGCCTTTGGGAGACCATTAAGGACTTTATTGCAAAGCTCGTTAATAGAATCAAGGCTGCTTATGAGGGCGTTGATCCTGATTCCCACGAGGGCAAGCTTGTCCGTGAAATGCAGACCTCCGCAGAGAGACTTCAGAAGCTTTGGGTAGATGCACTGCTTGAAGCGAGTGAGGTGAATACAGTCCTTGGTGAGAACGGAATTATAGTTAACTCCAAGACTGATTCTGCATCTCTTATGTCGGTAAGAGACGTTCTAACCGATGCAGATCGTAAGAAGGTATCCAAGACTCTCGCAGAAAGGTTTGGTGTAACACAGGGCGAGGCTATGGATTGGCTCAAGGCAGAGACATCCCTTGCAAGCCTTATACTTAATCCTAAGTATTCACAGTATCTTGACTACACCGGTGATCCCAATGAGGAGGCAATAAAGAGCAACTCTGACTATCCGCAGGGAACAGTAGACTTCTCTAATATCTGCAAGAAGAGAAGAGATTTCACCGAGGTTATGAACAGAGTCCTCCGCAATTTCCCCAACCACGTTTTTGTAGCAACCGATCTTGCAAAAATCCGTACAATTATGGAGCAGGAGGGTATGGAGGTTGCCTGCGCTATCTGTTATGTTGAGGACAGAAGACAGCTTGACGGACCTGTTGCACAGAACTTCCTTGACTCTCTTGCTATATATAGGGAAGGCGGTAAGAACAGACCTGATGGAAAGCCTTTCAATGCAAATCAGCTCAAGGCTTTTAGCCTCATTGAAGGAGATACCTATACCCCTTCAATATACGAGCTTATATCTCTTGAGGGCAGAAATAGCCTTAAGGCCAAGAATCCTGCAATGGAAGAGGCTTGGGTGAAGTTCAATAATGCAAGAGGTATGCAGTCGGTAAGACTTCTTCTCAACGATGCAGAGTATAAGAGACAGATACTCAAATACTCGCCAAGCGTTGTTAAGAGGAAAAATGACTACGGAGGACTTCGTATATACTCCTTCTCCGATATGGAGATGTTCCACCTCATAGACATCGTTCAGGTTATCACTGATAGTGCTACTGTAGGACTCTCAATCCAAGGCTACACAAAGGTTAATGAATATGCAAGGGCCGTGAAGGATACCGGCGAGAAGCTTAACCGATCTCTTATCCCTAAGGGAGACCTTGGTTACCATATAGAGAATGGCAGAGTAGTCCTTGACTTTGATACCGTTGAGGGTATTGATATTAACCATCCTGACTTCTTTGATAATATTGATAATCCCAATATCGGTAACATCGTTATTGGTATCAATGCTACTCAGATAAAGGCTGCGATGACGAGCAAGTTTATCGACCAAATTATTCCCTTCCATACAGGACAGAGTAATGAGGTCCTTGGAGAAAAAGGAATAGCTGCGTGGGAGAATTACGAGGACTTCCAATCTGAGAGAGATGCAAGCACCAAGAAAAAGTCTTCTCATCAGATCAATATCTATACCGAGGTTATAAATGCTGCCGAGGCTGAAGGACATCCTATAACCAACAAGGTTGAGTTTGTTAACAAGTTCCTTGAGGTATGTAGGGAAAACAACCTTATCCCGAGATTCTCAGACTTCCTTGATGTTAATGAGAATGGAGAGTACATCTATACCGAGGGTTATCATAAATTCCTCGTTGACTTCAAGACATTCGACCAAAATACAGGCGAGTATCTTCCTCAGATGCCCGTTAAGCCAATCTTTGACAACGACTATATCACAAAGCTTCTCACGGATTATGTAAAATCTCAGCAGACGAAGGATGCCGAGCTTAAAAAGGCTATGCCCAAGGTGCTTGATAGGATTACCAAGGAGATAGTTAACTCTGACGGTGTCAAGTATTCTGATAGAAATCCACGAAAAGTCACTGAAAGAGATGTCAGAGATGTTTTTGACAATATTGACGAATACCACAAAGACTCTTATTTCCCTGTCAGAATCAACACACCGCAAGCGTTGATAGAGGCCGCAAGGCAAAGAGGCGATGTTATCGAAAATTTGCCCGTTGTTATGCAAGTGAAAAAAGCACAACAAGCGATGAGCGATGAAATAACACGGAGCAGTATTGAAAGAGCGCACGGACTCTCAACGGATGATATGATTGCTATTCTGAGGGCAATGGATGAGCCGACATATATTGTGTATCAAGAGAACGGAAGATATGCTGAAATAGTTCGGTTTGAAACAGAAGCCAAAAAGCGAGCAATCGCAGTTATTGAAATCGGGGAAAACAAAAACGCCATTCATATGAATGGCTACGAGGGCGGGATTTATCAGGTCCTTGTCACTGCATTTGTTCCTGACAGTTATCAGTACATAAAGGACATTCTCGATAACAAAAAAAATACTATTCTTCCAATAGAAAAGAAGAAAGGCTCTTCGCAAAGAAGTTCTGGCAGCCAAGTGCCTTCACTATTAAACGAATCGCCTTTCTTTGAGGATATTATACCACAAAATCCAAATTCTGTCAAGAGTAAATTTTCGGATAGAGAAAATATCGGTTATCACGCAGGTGACCTTGGTAAAGCAGAATGGCTTCATCAGCAGGGGTATTATAGAGGCACCGGTCATTTCGGCACCGGCACTTACTTTGTAGGTGACGAGGCGAAAATTAGCGGCGATAGTACCTATGGCAAGAGACCTCATCACGCAGTAGATTTCAGCAATTACCATTTGTATAAGGTGAGAGACACCAACGAAGGTTATAAGCTGCACGAGCATCTTCGTGTAATTGATGGAGGCATATCGCAAGAGTGGCTTGCTGCTGCCGAAAAAGGCCAATTTAGTTTGGTAAGTATGGTGGATGTATATGATCTTGCCGAGGAAAAGTTCGGTGAGGACAAATACTCGGAAGAGGCTATGGAGTCCGCTATTCACGAGCTTGCCGAGAAACACGGTATAGAATTACTCAGCAAAGATGAATATTCGAAGAAGAACGATATACCTCTTGACGATGAGGACTTCCCATACTACTACGTTAACGATTATCTTAGACGTGCGTTTAAAGACGAAGCCGAGAAAGTCAATTCAAATTATAGTGAGTTCAGAGATGCTCACTTTTGGTTAAAGTTAAGGTTTGGTTATGGAGCAACGAAGCAGGCGCTTCAAAAGGTCATTGAATACCAAAATGCCAATGCCGATACTCGATGGCATACTGACAAAAAGGACTCTCTTGCTACCGTTTTTATGAAGGCTCTTGGCTATGAGGGAATTGATGTCCGAGGAACAGGCCTTGACAATACCGCCTTCGGCTCTGTTATCTATGATCTGAAGGAAGATACAATACTTTATTCCGATAGAGTAACGGATAAGAAGACACTTGACTTCCTTGAGAATCAGGACCACGTTACAGTATATCGTGCGATGCAGGTGATCGATGGGGAACTTTATCCTCCTATGGCTGCGAAGGTCAAGTCGGATGATGGCAAGAAGAAGCTTGTTACGCCGAGTAAGATCGGTGCGTGGGAGCAGGCGGTTGAAAGACCTGATCTTATCCGTAACGGCAATAAGTTTGAGCTTGATAAGGCGAATGGTAGCAGCATCCAAGCCGCATACAATCCGTATTTCCACACATCCGCATCTCCTCTCAATGATCAGTTCAGCTCTGCATACAAGAGACCGAATCTTGTTATAGTAGAGGGAGAGATCCCGGCGAGTGAATTGACAAGCGGATATCGTGCTGAATTTGCAAAGGATACCGTTGGAGAAACGAAGTGGCATAGTGGCCCTGTTGCATCCAAGTTGAAGGGTGACAAGGCGAGAAGAGTATTCCTTTCGAGATGGTTTAAGCCTGTGAGAATCGTTCCTGATTCCGAGGTTGCATCCATAGTTGCGAAGACTCTTGAAGGAGAAAACATCGATGTGCCTTACAACGTTGTTACTCCCACTCTCCGCACCGAGCTTGAAAAGGCCGGCGTCTCTATTAAGTATCAGGACCGTAACCCTGACTCTTACTCTAACCGTTCTCTTCTCGCAGGGGCGCTTGAGACGGCGGTGCAGAACGATGTTGAGAGGGAAAAACTTAGGCAGTACAAGCAGAAGATTGACCTCATCAATTCCGAGGAGCAGAAGCTTAATGAACTCCGTGAGCAGATAAAGGAGCTTTCCTTTAAGAAAGGCCCAAGAGACACCGAGGCTATAAGAAAGCTTCAGTTTGAGGCTAATCAGGCGGCTAACCGTATCAATACTTATGACCGTCAGCTTCTTAACCTTGAGTCTACCAAGGCTCTTAAGGGAGTGCTTGAGAGGGAAAAGGCTCAGGCACGTAAGAGAGATGCGCAGAAGTATAAGGAGGCGCTTGAGAGGTATCGTGAAAAGTCTGCCAAGACTCAGAGAGAGCTTATGGATCGCTATCAGGAATCTCGCAAGAGAGGCGTCGAGAGCAGAAATAAGACCGCTATGAGACACAAGATTAAGGACGTTGTAAACGAGCTTAATAATTATCTCCTCAAGGGTACGAAGGACAAGCACGTTCCTATCGAGCTTCAGAAGGCGGTTGCCGAGGCACTTGATGCCGTTAATATGGATACCGTTGGAGCAGAGGAGAGAATCGCCAAGCTGAAGTCGGAAATGATGAGAGCGAAGACTCCCGAAGCCGTTCAGGATATTGCCAAGAAGATTGAGCATATCGAGGAGATGGGCGGTAATATGGCGAAGAAAATCTCTCGCCTGAAGACAGCCTATGACAGTATAATCAATTCTGACGATCCTCTTGTAGCCAACTCTCACGATGATGTTATTTCAAGCACCATCGAGAAGGTTATGGAGTATGTTGGCGAGACCTCACTCAGAGATATGTCGCTTCATCAGCTTGAGGCGGTGTACGATATGTACCGTATGGTGCTGTTCTCCATAAGAAATGCTAACAAGGCTTTCAAGGCAAAGAAGAGCGAGGAAATCTCCGTAATAGCTAACAGAGTTATGGAGGAGGTAGACAAGCTCGGAAACAAGAAGGCGTACAGGTCGAAGGTAGGACAGGCTGTCTCCACCTTTGATTGGAACAACCAAAAGCCTGTATATGCCTTTGAGAGAATCGGCTCGGATACATTTACCGAGGTATTCAATAATGTTCGTGCCGGCGAGGATATTTGGGCAACGGATATGACCGAGGCTCAGGCGTTCCGTGAAGAGCAGCACAAGACGTATAAGTACGACTCTTGGGACTTCAATAAGAGATTCGGCTTCACATCCACATCGGGAATGCACTTTGAGTTGTCTCTCGATCAGATAATGTCTCTCTACGCTTACTCCAAGCGTGAGCAGGCGGCAGAGCATTTGAAACGAGGCGGTATTGTCTTTGACGAGACCACCGAAGTAACGGTCAAGAATAAGCTTGGCTTCCCCGTGAAATTCAATCCCACCGAGGCTACGGCATACAATCTCTCGGATGAGACCTTGGCAGATATCATCTCCAAGCTTTCACCTGATCAGAAGGCATTCGTTGACGTGATGCAGGACTATCTCTCTACCACAATGGGAGAGAAGGGTAACGAGGTATCTCTTGAACTGTACGGTGTTAAGCTCTTCAAGGAGAAGAATTACTTCCCTCTGAGGTCTGCTACACAGTTTATGGCGAAGGCCAAGGAGCAGCAGAAGGGCGAGGTCAAGATCAAGAATAGTGGCTTCTCCAAGGAGACGGTATATAAGGCTAACAATCCTATCGTCCTCACTCCCTTTATGGATGTGTGGGCAGGCCACGTCAATGAGATGAGTATGTATCACGCATTCGTGCTTGCTCTTGAGGACTTCTACCGTGTTTACAACTACAAGACTCCTACCTCGGATACGATGGCTACCGAGTCGGTTGAGATGTATCTTCAGAACGCTCACGGCAAGGGTGCTACCAAGTACATCGATCAACTCCTGAAGGACCTTAACGGTGGTGCGAGAGTGGACTCTACCGCAGGTATCATCAACAAGCTTACGGGTCTGTTCAAGAAGTCTGCGGTATTTGCATCGGCATCGGTTGTTGTTCAGCAGCCTTCGGCAATAGCGAGAGCAACGGCTCTTGTAGATACCAAATACTTTGTCGGCAAACCTTCAAAGCACAAGGATACTTGGGCAGAGGTAAAGAAGTATGCTCCCGTGGCCGTTATCAAGGAAATGGGATACTTCGATACCGGTATGGGTAAAAGCTCTACCGAGTGGCTCAAGGGCGAGAAGACTTGGAAGGATAAGGTTGACGATATAGCATCCAAAGCTCCTGCCCTTGCAGATGAGTACGCTTGGTGCGCTATATGGAATGCGGTCAAGAGAGAGACTCTGCATAACCACACCGATCTTAAGCCTACCTCGGAGGAATTCCTTAAGCTTGTAGGCGAGAGATTTACCGAGGTTGTTACCAAGACTCAGGTATACGACTCTGTACTCTCAAGGTCTGCGTATATGCGCTCCAAGGATACGGGAATGAAGATGGCTACCGCCTTTATGGGTGAGCCTACAACGTCCATCAATATGCTTGAGAATGCTCTTATTCAAGGCAAGAGGGGCAATAAGAAGTATGCTGCGAAGGCAATAGGCGGTGTTATATCCTCTATGATTCTCAACTCGATCCTCGTCTCCATTGTTTATGCAGGCAGAGACGATGACGAGGACAAGACCTATGCCGAGAAGTACATAAGCACACTCACAGAGGAGCTGCTCGATAGCTTCAATCCTCTTACACTCATTCCCTTTGTCAAGGATATTGTTTCCATTGTACAAGGATACGATATTGAGAGAAGCGATATGGCGGTTATTACCGACCTTATCAATGCTTGGAAAAATCTCGATAGCGATAACAGGTCCGTATACCGCAAGGTAGAGGACTTCGGAGGAGCGATAGCATCTATCTTCGGTCTCCCGGTCAAGAACGTTATGAGGGATGTAAGAGGTATGTATAATACCGTTATCTCCTTCATAAACGGCGAGAAGACCACGGGTACGGGTATCGGTAGTGCCATAGAGGAAGCCGTAACCGGCAAGGAAAAGTCCAACGGTCAGCAACTCTATGATGCTATGGTCAAGGGCGATTCCGCACAGATCGAGAGGATCAAGGGCAGATTTGAGGATGAGAAGGCTGTTGATGCTGCCATCCGCAAGGCTCTTCGTGAGAACGATCCTCGTATCAAGGAGGCTGCCGAGGCTTATCTTGAGGGTGACTATGCTACCTACAATTCGCTTCGGGCGAAGATCGTTTCCGAGGGTATCTTCTCAAATCAGCTTGTAACAGATGCTCTCAAAGCGGAGTATAACTATCTTAAAAAGAAAGCCAACGAAGACCAATAAACAACGAAGAGGGGGGATTTAGTATCCCTCCTCTTTTATGTTATTCTCTTATTGAAAAATATAGGAGGAAAGAAAATGGATTCTTCTAAGTACATATTTACGCTTGATTTGCGTACTATTCAGTCGCAGATTACTTTACCTGTGACTCAGGGAGACACAAACAGAACGCTTATTATAAGCTTCTCGGACGGTGCAAAGCCTTATGGCCTTAATTCGATTGAAACCGCCAAGCTCTCCATCCTCAGACCTTCGGGTGAGCCTGTGAGAGAGGAATGCCGTGTCACTGATGGTGGAGCCTGCGTTGAATACACTTTCTCTGACCACACAGTATACGAAAGAGGTCTGCATAAATGTCAGCTTGTGCTTTATAATGCTGCAGGCAAGCAGATAGCCTCGCCTAAATTCAGCATAGATGCTGCACCTAGATTGGTTGATGGCGATGACATCCTTACCCCTGAGGATGCAGGAGACGTTCTAGAGCGTCTAGAACAGACCGAGGCTCGTATGGAGGGTTTGGCGGATACATTAGATACAACTAATAAGATTATGTCAGACCTTATAAAATCGGTTGAGGATAACCTCGCTAACGGTGCTTTTGACGGCAAGGACGGAGAAGACGGAACTGACGGAAAAGACGGTATTTCTGTTACCCACCGTTGGGACGGTACAAAGCTGTATGTTAAATCGGCAAATCCTGAAACCTATGCTGACCTTCAGGGACCTCAGGGTGTGGAGGGAAAGCAGGGTATCCAAGGCCCTCAGGGAGACCGTGGAGCAGATGGCGCACAGGGACCTAAGGGAGAAAAGGGTGATGGCTTTACCATAGCAAAGACTTACTCTAGCATTGCGGCTATGCACTCAGGCTTTGCTACCGATAACGTTCCTATCAACGGTCTTGTTCTCATCAATACGGGCAATGTAGAGGACGAGGATAACGCAAAACTCTATGTTAAACTCGAAAATGGCTACTCCTACCTTACCGACCTTTCGGGATCGGAGGGAATTAAGGGAGACAAGGGAGAACAAGGAGACCAAGGTCCGCAAGGAGAGCAGGGTATTCAGGGACCGCAGGGTATTCAGGGTCAGCAGGGACTTCAGGGACCTCAGGGCGAAAAGGGCGTAGGAATTGCCTCTGTCGTAAGGGTCGCCGAGGAGCCTCAGAGGTCTACCTATTGCATTACCTTTACAGATGAGACTACCACATACTTTGACGTAAGACACGGCGCGAACGGTACTTCTGTTTATGTTGCCTCGGTAGAGGAGTCTGATGAAGACGGTGGAGAGAATATCGTTACCTTCACGGACGGAAGAAAGATCGTTGTCAAGAATGGTAGCAAGGGTAGCAAGGGCGACCCCGGCGCTGACGGCATAAGCGCAACGGTTTCCTCTGTAACTGCAAGCACAGAAGACAACGGCATTAACATCGTAGAATTTGCCGATGGTAACACATTAACCGTTAAGAACGGTAGCAAGGGTAGCACAGGTGACAAAGGCGACAAAGGCGACACAGGAGCTAAAGGTGATAAGGGCGATAAGGGCGATAAAGGCGATACGGGATCGCAAGGCCCTAAAGGAGACAAGGGCGACGGCTTTACCATAAGCAAGACCTATTCAAGTGTTTCCGCTATGAACGCAGGCTTCTCCTCGGACGGTGTGCCTATCAACGGCTTCGTGCTTATCAACACAGGAAACGTTGCTGATGCCGACAATGCCAAACTCTATGTCAAGCTTTCAGGTGGTTACTCTTACCTATCCGACCTCTCCGGCGCTCAGGGTATTCAGGGCGAAAAAGGTGACAAGGGAGATAAGGGAGATAAGGGAGACAAGGGCGATACCGGAGCAACGGGTGAGACAGGCGCTACGGGTGCAAACGGTAAGGATGGCACAAGTGTTTCCGTTTCCTCTGTAACCGAAAGCACAGCAGACGGTGGCTCTAATGTTGTAACCTTTAGCGATGGAAAGACCGTTACTATCAAGAACGGTAGTAAGGGTAGCAAAGGCGATACAGGAGCGACAGGTACAAACGGTACAAACGGTGTGCGTGGCTCAAAGATATATAAGGTCACAACCGCGCCTTCGTCTTACACTACCGCCACAGGTGGCTTCACCCCAGCATACAGAATAGCACTTTCAACCGCTCTCACACAGTCAGGTGCAACAGAAATTCTTAAAAGCGATGTTATCTGGTATTCCTATTATCATTACCCCGTAGGCTATGTTGACGGAAGCTATGTTTATCTTGGCGCACGTCAAAGTATAAGAGGCTCTACAGGAGCGGCAGGTGCGGCAGGTGAAACAGGAGCAACAGGTGCTACGGGAGCAAAGGGCGAGGACGGCTATACTCCTCAAAGGGGGACGGACTATTGGACACCCACGGATAGGCAGGAAATTCTTGAAGAAGCAAGCGAGTTTATTGCTGACGAAATCGCAAAGCGCGAGCAGAAAAAAGTTGAAACTGCTATGTCGCAGGCGTGGCTCAAAGAAAACGGCGACCCCGAACAGATTTATTTGCTTATAGACGACAGCGACCCATTGAACGGATATTTCTTTGCATATAAGCAAGGCGAAGCCGTTGAGGTTAAAAATGCCGTGTCTACATCCGAAGACGCTAGCGGAAATGTATATAACGGAGTAGGTTATAAGAATAACACATATATAAGCGAGAATTCTTGGAAAGATTGTAGCCAAGGAGCGGCGACGACAGGATTTATCCCCTATGCAAGAAAAGCAGATAAAACATATCCCACCATATATGTCAAGGGTCTTGCGTGGAATACTACCAAATCTCACAGCAGACTTAGTTTTGATACAATCAATAAAACCAAGCACTATGGCGGTGCTACTGGCACAACAAACTTTGACATCCAAGGTACAAACAACTATTTAACAACTAACTTCACCATTGAGAAAAAAGTTGGTGATGCTTGGGTAGCAACAACAGCGGCTGATACAGGCACATATTGGAGATTGATACCTAATTCTGTATTCACTAAAGAGGCAGACGCTTCTCGCGGCGGACCTAACGAAATAGCGTATATGAGAATATGCCTTATAGGTGATGGAGCTAACCTTATCGTCTCTATTGACACACCTATTGAAGCAACCGCATCATCCTCGTGGCAAAGCACAGGATTGTATCTTGTTGACGACGGTAATAGCGCACAGATTTTGGAAAACAAGAAAAATATTTCGAGCCTTAAATCCCGAGTATCTATCTTGGAAGCAGGCGGTGTAAACACCGAGGTTGAAAGTTATGTCTTGGAAGAAGCCGAAGAGGTAGCAGACAAGGTGCTTGGTGTTAGAAACGCTAACAGTTTTGTTATGGCTCTTGCAAGTGATTTGCATACCAACGGCGAAGATGACTCGTCTGTAAGCGTTATTCACGCAGGGCAGGGAGTGGATGCAATCAATTCAATGACACAACTTGATTTGGTGGCATTGCTTGGTGACTATGAAATTTACTATTTCAATCACGGCGATGATAATGGTGCAAACGAGACGGAGGATGCGAGAAAATCCTTCAAACACGTAAAGAAAGCGTTTTCAAGCGTTGCAAAGGGCGTTCCGTTTATGCAGTTGCAGGGAAATCACGACCAAGACACTACCGACACCACCGCCGAAGCAAGGCAGAAGTATTACGCTTACATCGGCGCAAACAATGTTGGAACTGTTACGGACTATAATAATAAATTCCGTAATTATGGTTATCGTGATTTTGAGAACTACAAAATAAGGGTTATTTATCTCAACACCGCCGATGTCTCCGAGAGCGAAGTGACAACGGATACTAAGGTATCAACCGAACAGCTTAATTGGCTGAATACGGTTGCTTTAAACCTTAATGACCCCGAATGGGGAATTATCGTTCTTTCGCATCATCCTTTGAATTGGTATGACAGTTTGGATAATTTACTATCCGCACTTAATACTTATAAGGGCAAAAGCGGAGTAGCTGAACTGATAGCACATTTCCACGGACATCTTCACAATTTCCGCGCCGAGACGCTTGGCTCTAATAACATACTTACCATTACTATTCCTAATGCTTGCTATGGTAGAGAAAATGAGTACGGAACTTATGAAGGGTATTCCGAGGAGACACATCAAAAATACGGTGATATTGTGAACAATGTTCAGCAAAAGCACGAGAAAACGAAAAACTCTGCAAGTGATACCGCATTTAATGTTGTGGTAGTGGATAGAGAGAAGAGAAAAATCCATTGCTTTAATTACGGAGCAGGTAGAGACCGAGAAATCAGTTATTAAGGAGGGGGCGATGATTAGCTTATGGCATTTAATATGGATAATCCCACTATCGACAATGTTCGGTTATTTCATCGCCGCCTTAATGGTGATTGCGAAGGATGCCGACAAGGAAAAAACATAGGAGACAAGCTATGAAGATAACTACATTCAGAAATATGAAAGGCCTGATTCACGGTCCCGATCCCAAGAGGATCGGCTGTGATAGGGCAGGTACTCTTAAAATAGGTACTACTGTCATTAATATTTCTCCCGGTGAGGATGCTATAATGCCTCTTCTGTTTAACGGTTGTACGGGAGATTATGAAGCAACCTTTACCACCTCGGGTGGTGTGGTATATCAGCTTGACAAAGTAGCAGTCAGGGATGGCAGGATCAAGCCTCCATCCCCGGCTACCGTAGAGCTTATGGAGCTGAGGCTTCGTCAGGATAAATCCGAGGAAGAGATCGAGGAGCTTAAAAACATTTTCGATACCAACTCATTAAACTTTTTAATTAAATAAGGAAGGAAAAACAAATGAAAAAGATTTTTGCACTTATTCTTTGCTTGATGCTTCTGTGCGCTACTCCTCTCGTAGCCTTTGCCGAAGGGGAGACAACAGAGGAGCCTACCACAACCGTGGAGGAAGAGATTAGTTGGACAACGGTATCCGATGCCATCTTAGATTGGCTATACCACAATTATGACAAGGCACTTGTGTCTCTGTTCCTGCTTATGACGGCTCTCTATGAAAACGCAAGAGACAAAAAGCTTAATAAGAATATGGGAACGCTGAACAATAATGCGATTACTGTAGCGGAAAAGAGTACACACTTTATGACGCAGGCTCTCACTAATATTGAGAATGCTTCGGGAGCAGTTACAAGCTACGATGCAAGAATCGTGGCCCTGCTTCAGGCGTTTCAGCAGACCGCAGAGGATAAGCAGAGACTTGAGAGCGAACTTGTAGAAATCAAGAGCTATCTTAAGACTGCTACCGATGCTAATATTGAGTTTGCCAACGAGCTTGCGGAGCTTCTTGGTCTTGCAAATATTCCTAACTATAAGAAGGAAGAACTTGGCGCTCGCCACCTTAAATCCGTTGAGGCTATTATCGAGGCGGAGAAGAAGGCAGAGGCGGTTGCTCTGTTACCGACAAACACCGGGGAGGTGAAGGTAAATGTCGGAGAAGAAAAGGAAAATTAAATATTGGATATGTAAAATCCTGAGTATAATTATTTCTTGTGGACTACCTATTTATGCCGTGTGGGAGCATTTTCCGATATGGACTGTCTCCCACGGCACGGCCCACTCAGTAGGCGCAGGCGGTGTTATCTGCCTGATCGTGCTTGCTATCATCTTCAGGAAGGCGGTATTTAAATACCTTGAAGAGAAGATGAAGCTTAACCACGCACCACCTCTTGTAATATGGCTCGTGATGCTTATTGTTTCCTATATACTGCTGTTTATCAATAAATTCATTCAGGACCTTACTACCGTATTTTGGATGGGTCTTGTAGGCTGTGCTGTGGGTACGGTGCTGACCTACATAGCCGAGAATTGGTACGGCAAGAAGGAGGACGAGAAGAATGGATGAGCTTGAAAGAATCGAAATCGCCACGGATAAGGTATCGGACTATCAGAAGAAATACAACGTAAGTCAGAAGAAGATTGCCTATATCATAGGTAAGAATCTCACGCTCTTCGTCTGTATGCTCGTTCCGCTTCTGCTGATCGGCTTTGTATGGACGGACTTCGGAGCGATTGTCCTTAGCACGAAGATGCTCTCAGACGGTGTTCTGACCGTTGCACTATTCGTTGTCGGTGAGATTATGATGACAAGACTTGGTGCAGATGGCGGTAAAATGGATACCGACTATATCTCTGCCAAGGGCGATTTTGAGTCTGCCGTGACAAAGGTAAGCGAGATCGGAACTATGCTTCTCGGTGTGTTCTGCGATTGGCAGATAGACGTTGAAATGGAGCAGGCTATTCACTTCCGCCTGAAGATGCTCAGAATGACTCCGAAGATGTGGGAGAGTGTTAAGAATCTTACTCCTGCCGAGCTTGAGGCTCGCTTCGGAAAGCACAGAGCCAAGAAGATGCTTGAGATCATCAACCTTAAGCCTATTGAGCTTAACGAGGCTATTCTACTTTATAACGGTGAATATACTGCCCGTGGCGGCGTTCCTGAGTCGGGTGACGCTTATATCCGTAAGAAGAGACATATCATCGGTACGGTGCTTTCTTGTATCTTTACAGGCCTTTTGACGGTCAGCGTGGTCGTTACTCTTACATCTGATGTCACTATTGCGAGAGTTATCTACACAGTATTCAAGCTGACTATGCTCCTCTTCCGTATGGCAAAGGGATATGATCGAGGCGCAAGAGCGTACAATACCGTTGAGGTAACGCAGCTTAAGGCTAAGACCAATTATCTAAGGCAGTACGTTAGGTTTGTTGAGAACAAGATTTATATGAAGCTTGGGGATAAGTATGGGGATATCTCGCAGTTTGTAGCTGAGGATATCGAATACGTTGAGTACACCGAGGACGAGGCACAGGCAAAAGTCGGCTTTGTATAACCACTAATGAAGAATAATATGAGAAGGACATCCTACGTGGGATGCCCTTTTCTAATACATAATGGGGGTGGTTTTATGAAGGACATAATCATAAGAGCCTTAAAGACCTTTTGGCAGTCTGCCGTTGCTTACCTTGTAGCGACCTTGAGTACACAGGGCGTAGACTTGTTTGAACGTGACGTAATCGGGGGACTCTTAATAGGAGCTTTGGCAGCAGGCTTGTCAGCTTCGTGGAATGGAGTAGTGCAGCCAAGGCTCAATAAGTTAAAAGGGGGTGTATAAATGAAGGTATTTATTGGAGTCGGTCACGGTGGGAGCGATCCCGGAGCTGTAGCAAACAATGCCAAGGAAAAGGACCTCAACCTATCTATTGCAAAGGCCTGTAGAGATGTGCTTGTAAGACACGGGGTAGAGGTTAGGTTAAGTCGGTCAAAAGATGAGAACGATACCTTAAGTGAGGAAATCAAAGAGTGTAATGCTTTCTCTCCTGATCTTGCGGTGGATATTCATAACAATGCCGGAGGTGGTGACGGTGCAGAGGCCTTCTATCACTACGGGGGAGGGAAGTCGAAAACACTTGCAGAGAATATCCTTTCCGAGGTTGTAAAGGTAGGACAAAATTCCCGTGGAGCTAAGGTGAGGAAGAACAGCCAAGGGAAGGACTACTACGGCTTCATCAGAGAGACTTCTGCTCCTGCGGTTATAGTTGAGTGTGCCTTCGTGGACAATGCTCAGGACCTCAAAATTTTAGCCACAGAGGGCGACAGGCAGAAGGTGGGGGAAGCAATCGCAAAGGGCATCTTAAAGACGCTAGGCGTAGAATATAAAGGCGAGAGAAATACCCTATACCGTGTGCAGGTCGGAGCATATCTCCTGAAGTCGAATGCTGAGGCCGTACAGAAGAAAATAAAGGCGGTAGGCTTTGATGCGTTTATCGTGAAGGAATAA